GAAAACGGAGAAATTATCGCATGGATGCCTTTACCTGAGCCATACAAAGGTGGTGTGTGTGATGAATAAACAATTAACTAAAGAAGAATACATAGGCATTATCGAATTTTTAGACTTCTTCTATGGCGATAACTTAATTGCTACTGCTGAATTAAGAAAAGAAAAACCTAAAGAGGTTCAAGAAGAAGATTTAATAAATTTTAAATCAAAGCTAGATAAATTAAAAGAACTAATCAACGAACACTTTAAAGTCGAATATATGCCAAATTATCAATATTTTAAGCTTTATAGTGACAGCGTCCTAAACAGCTTTACAAAAGCTGAATTAATAGAATATATCCACGTTGTTTATAACAATTGGGGAAATACTGATTCGTTTTATGCTGTTGCGGTTAGAGAAAACAATCGTCTTTTAAAAAGAAAAAACAAACTCGAAGAACAGTTAGTCGAACTTAAGTCGAGTTTGAGTCGAGTTTCAACTCAAGAGAACTCTAATCCACCACTCAAATTTGAGGAATTAGAAGAAAATAATTGGTATTGGGATAACAAAGACAAAGAATGGTGTAAATATATCTCGTATTCAACATTTGAATATCTAGATGGCTACGGCTCTGAATTTGAAGAAAATCGTTTCTTCTTGCATGAAGTAAAGGAAGTGAAAGTGTAATGGATAACACATCAGCGTTGAAATATTTAAGAAAAAATGGAGCTTCATTTAAATTTGAAAATGGGGATATTGTTAAGGTAAGAAAAGATGGAGATAAATACAACATTAAGAAAATCAAGAACAAAACAAAGGAAGTGAAAGAATGAAATTAGAACAAACAGTAGAACTTATGAATAGTTCGGATTATAAAGAAAGATTCAAAGCCGAATATTGGCAAACAAAAATTCGTTATGAAAAATTAAAAGCGTTCAACAACAAAATTGAAGCTTCTAATATGACAAATGTGGAGTGGAACAAAGGTAATAAAGTAGAAATGCCTAAACACGATTGCCCTGATGATGTATTAAGACAACAACAAAGAGTTATGGACGAATATCTTCACATTTTAGAAGTTCGAGCAGTAATCGAAGGGATTGATTTATATGCTTAATAGAGTAGTTCTTGTTGGGCGTATGGTACGTGATCCAGAACTAAGAAGAACCAGTAATGGAACACCAGTTACAAGCTTCACACTTGCAATGAATAGAAAAGTTACTTCTCAAAACGGAGAAAGGCAAGCAGACTTTGTTCCTTGTACTGTTTGGAATAAAGCTGCAGAAAGCGCTGCTCAATATTGCAGTAAAGGTTCATTGGTTGGTATTGATGGAAGATTACAATCTAGGTCATACCAAGATAATAACGGTAATAACCGAACTGTTGTTGAAGTGGTGTGTGAAAGTGTTCAATTCTTAGATACAAAGAAAGATACCCAAGGTCAAACATCTCAACAAAATAATAACAAGTACGGTTATGCGGTGGGTCATGAAAATGAATTCAATCAAATGATGACACAAGATATCCAAAAAGATTTTGGCAATTCGATGGATACCTTCGACATTATGGATGATGATATTCAATTTTAAAGATTGGAGGTTATGGTATGGGCTTAACTAGATTCAAAGAAGAACTAGAAAAAATCAATAATCCTGGAATCAGAAAAGTAGGTAATTACCTTTTAACAAGAACAGATATACATAAAAATTTAGAAAAAGAAAATAAAAGTCTCAATGAAATGTGGAACTATATCATTTCAGAGGCTCAACGTGTTGCTGTCGATAAGTGTGCAGCTTTAGATGATGATACAGTCTTTGGATGGGCTGTTCATTATTATGATGAAGATGATATCAAAGTTAGTTCGAAAACCAATCATGTGAAAGTAGCTGTTAGTGATGATAGCAAAGAACTTGAAAAGTATAAAAAAGAATCGCAAGCAAAAGATGAAGAAATCAAAAAGCTTAAAGCTCAACTTGATAAGAAAATTGAGGTAAAAACTCCACCAAAAAAAGAAAAGAAAGCAAAGCAAGTTAAATCAGACCCTTTAGAAGGACAATTGTCATTGTTTGAAGCTTTGTAGAAAATGGATAAGAACACAGAAATATTGGTGGAAATATTAAAACAGCACCCTATGGATTACCCAAAAGGATTGTATGGGTTTATTTATACCCAAACAGATTTTCGAACGAATAAAACACTTAAAGTTGCTAGATACGTGGAAACTATTTTTGATTTTAATGGTGTTTTAATTAAAAGAGTGTTTGCTTTTAAATCAAAAACTAAAAACAAATCAGTCGCCGACATACAAGTGACTGAGGTTTTTAGAAAAGTAGAAGGACAAAAAGGATGCTTACTCAGAAATATATGGAGCAATATGTCAGGTAAACATGTTGAATTCAGAGAAGGTGATGAATATCATTTTTACCAAAATGATATAGAATACACCTTCAGTAATATTTATTCGATGTATGATCAGCAAGATATCATCGACAGATATGATATGAAGTACTGCCAATGGTTTAGTGAAAAGAATAAATCAGGTATGGATTTCTTCAATTACATATGTGCATATAGAGCTCAACCAAAAATTGAATTGTTAGTTAAAGCAGGACTTTCTCAATATGTACATTGTTATAAGAAGTTAAAGTTTAACGAAAAATCATTAGATAAAATCTTTGGTATCAACAACTATTGGGTTCCTTACTTAAAAAATATGGATTACTCGGATATCATGTTGATTAAATCTAAGAAACTAGGAATCAAAACATGGGATGATTTAAAATTTATAAGAGAACATCAATATGTAATCTCAAAAACTTGGAATCGTACATTATATAAAGTTAGAAATGTGAAAATGTATCACTATATCTTAAATAGCACTAAATCTAATAATAGAAACAATTTTGTGTATATGTATGAAGATTACATATCATTTTGCATCCAATTAGGTTTTGATATATCCAAAGATGCAGTTTTGTTTCCTAAAAATCTAAAAGAAAAACACGACCAATATATGCATCTGATGGACGTGAAGAAAAATGAAGATCTTATCAAAAACTTCCTTCAAGCTTATCTTCGCAACATCGATTATGTTTACAGCAGTAATGGTTACGTGATTATCCCTTGCGAGACATATGAACAAATCGTTGAAGAAGGTGAAACACTTCATCATTGTGTTAAAACATATTCTGATAAATATCAAAAAGGTGAAACAAATATATTTTTTATCAGAAATATCACCAGTGTCACTGAACCATTTGTGACATTGGAGCTCAAAGAAAAGAAGGTTGTTCAATGCAGGGCGAATCGTAATAATAAGCCGATTGATGAAGTTGTGACCTTCGTGAATGATTGGTGTAAGAATTATAATTTAAATTCGTGTTTTATTAGAGAGGCGGTGTAAATGATGAATAATGATGAATGGGGTGAAGAAGATGGATTATAAAGAAACCGTTGAATGGTTGAAATCTTATAAAGATATGTATTATCGTTTGGAGTTTATCAACAACAAGATGGAAGGTGTTAAAGCCATCTCTTACACAGAAGAAGCACCAGGAACAGCCGTTCCAAAATCTATTAATGATTACATTCAAGAAAAAGAAGAAATTGAATGTGAAATGGCAAAAATTAAAACTGCTATCAATTCTCTTGAAAATATCAGATTAAGAAATATCTTAAATTATAAATTTATTGAGTTTATGAATATTCGCCAAATCGCAAGAACCATGCATTATAGTGGTAAGTACATATACGAGTTGTATAATCAAGGAATTTTGCAAATTATGAAACATCCGGAAAAAACCGAAAAAATATGTGCTATAATAGTATCATGAGATTTTAAGTTGAAGAGGCACCGATTGGTGTCTTTTTGTTTTGTCTGAAGAAAGGAGTGCTGCCAAGTGTTAACTGAAAAACAAAAGAAGTTTGCAGATGAATATTTAATTGATTTAAATGCTACTCGCGCTTATAAAGCAGCATATCCTAGCACTAAGAAAGACGAGACCGCAGCTGTTAGTGGAAGTAAATTGCTAAGAAATCCTAAGGTCCGTGCTTATTTAGATGAACAACTCACCAACCTTCATAACAAGCGCATCGCCCAGGTTGAAGATATCATGGCTTATCTATCAGATGTAATGTTTGGTAATTCTGAAGCTTCTGTTCTTGCTATGTGTGGTGATGGCTATCAAGAAGTAATCAAGAAGCCACCTGATGAAAAGGAACGTCTAAAAGCAGCAGAAATGCTTGGTAGACGATACGGTATGTGGACTGAAAAACTTGAAGTCAAAAATGAAGCTGAAGATGAGAAAGTTAAAGCAATTAGCAACATTGAAAATCTTGTCAAACAGATGATTCCTGTGAAAGATGATGAGATAGATGCCTAATTTAGTGTTATCTAGTAAATTTAAAGACTTTTTGACAACGTATTGCGAACGTGAATATCTTGAGGGAACAACTGCTGCAGGTAAAACGACTGTAGGCATTCCTAAGTTTATGTTACGTGTGGCAGGTAGTGATAAAAAGGATCATGTTATTGCAGGTGCTGATATTGGTACTGTTGAGAAGAATATCATCAATAGTGAATTGGGCATCCTGGCGCAATTTGAAGGTGTTTCTTCTTATCATGCGAGTGGTAAAGGTAGTATTCGCCTCCCTCATATTCAGTTTCACACATCAAAAGGAACTAAGATTATTTATGTGTGTGGATATAACGACAAGACACGTTGGAAGAAAGTCTTAGGTTCACAAATGGGATGTGTTTTTATTGATGAGGTTAATATCGCAGATATGGAATTCTTACGAGAAATTACCCATCGTTGCGATTATATGATGACCACTTCAAATCCTGATGACCCAGCTTTACCTGTATATAAAGAGTTTATCAATAAAAGTAGACCTTTAAAGAAGTATAAAAAAGATTATCCACAGGAATTGTTAGAAGAATTGAATGAGCCTTATGTCAAAGGGTGGGTTCATTGGTATTTCACTTTCTATGATAATGCTTCGCTTACACCTGAGGCAATTCAAAAAAAAATCGATGCTGTTCCTGTCGGTACAAAGATGTATAAAAATAAAATACAAGGCTTAAGAGGCCGTGCTACTGGTCTTGTATTTAGTAATTTTGATAGAAAAAAACATGTTCTTGATTATGTGGCTTTTAAAGACTACATGAGAAAGAACAATTTAGCTTTTAAATATTTTACTTGCGGTGTCGATACCGCCTACTCAGAAGATAGTCCAGATACTATCTCTTTTATTTATCAAGGAATATTGAGCAACGGAAAGATAATCGTGCTTGATGAAGAGGTACGAAACAACAGAGACTTGGAACAACCTTTAGCTCCTAGTGACGTTGTAACAAACCTAATTGCTTTCCTTGAAAGAAACAGAAAAGAATGGGGATTTGCCATGAATGTATTCGTGGATAGTGCAGACCAAGCTACATTGAAAGAATTGGCCAAGTACAAAGCAAATCATCCATGTGTTTATGTATTTAATCCTGCATGGAAGAAACTTCAAATCATCGACCGCATTCATACGATGTTGAGTTGGTTTAAAACTGACGATTATCTCATTTTAGCGCATTGTGTGAATCATATACGAGAGTTAGAGGTTTATTCATGGAGAGATGATAAGTATGAACCAGAAGATAAAAATGACCATACAATCAACGCTAGTCAGTATGGCTGGATTCCATTTATTAAACAAATTGCAACAGGAGGTTAACATGTTTGATGGATTAAAGAAAATGTTAAAAGGATGGCTTGAGATTTCAGATGCACCCAATGCCACTATTAATATTCAAGAAAAATTAAATTTTGATACAAACTGCATCAAAAATCATATTTGGATGCGAGGAGATCCATTTGAAATTGAGCAGTTCTATAAACAAATCTATAATCAAGATGCTATGTTTTGGGGTTCTGTTCCTTACGTAAAAATTAGAAAGATTCACATGGGTATTCCGCAATTAATGGTAGAAAAGCTAACTTCTATTGTTGTGAATGATTTTAATGGAATTGAACTTGCTTCTAGAGAAAATGAATGGGAAGAAATCTCAAAAGATAACATTTTTGATGCAGTATTAGAAAATGCTATCAATAAAGCCTTATTTTTAGGTGATGGTGCATTTAGAATTTCTTTTGATACAAAAGTCAGTCAATATCCGATTATCGAATTCAAAGGTGCAGATGAAGTAAATCTAATCTATGAACGTGGTCGTTTTAAAGAAGCTGTCTTTAAGATCATACATACGCATGATAAAAAGAAATATCTTCTTTGTGAAACATATGGATTCGGATATATCAAATATAAACTTTATGATGCGAGAAATAACAAGGAAGTCCCTATGAATACGATTCCTGACACTGCAAACTTAGTAGATGTTAGCTTTGGCGGCTATGTTGAAGATAGTGAAGGGAATGTGGTTCATAAAGGTTCATTCTGTATGGCTGTACCTTTTAAAGTGTTCGAATCTAACAAATGGGTTAATCGTGGTAAATCTATTTTTGACACAAAAGAAGGTGCGTTTGATGCATTGGATGAAGTTGTAAGCCAATGGATGGATGCTATCAGAAATGCACGTACAAACAAATATATCCCTAAATCTTTGCTTCCAAGAGATAAAAACGGATATGTTTTAAATCCAAATGATTTCGATAATCGCTTTATTGCGACTGAAGCTGATATGAGCGAAAATGCGAAAAATGAAATCAAAGTTGTTCAACCAACTGTTCCAAGTGATAATTATTTACAATCGTATATCTCTGCATTGGATGCAAGTTTACAAGGCATCATCTCTCCTTCTACTTTAGGAATTGATGTAAAGAAACTTGATAATGCAGAAGCACAAAGAGAAAAAGAAAAAACAACTTTATATACGCGTGGGAAAATCATTGAAGCGTTACAAACTACGTTACCTATATTAGTTAATTCTGTTTTCTTTGCTTATGATACATACTTAAAAAAGAATTTATCAGAATATTTAGAAGTTACAATTAACTTTGGAGAATATGCGAATCCAAGTTTTGAAGCGACTGTAGAAACAATCTCAAAAGCTAAACAAGGTGGAATTATGAGTGTTGAAGCAGCGATTGACGAGTTATATGGTGACTCAAAAGATGAGGATTGGAAACGTGAAGAAGTTGCTAGATTGAAGAAGGAACAAGGCATTGAGTCATTGGATGAACCTAGCTTGGTTGATGATCTAAAAGGAGGTCCTGCTTATGAAAGTATCAATTAAAGAGAATACATATGAGATGGACAGAAATAAATTCAAAGAAACCATCAAACAGATTAAAAAAATGATTCCAAAGAAACCAACTATTATTGCAGTTGAAAAAGACAACTTTGCAGTTATGTGTAACGAAGTATACAATAGTCAAAAAGCTCTTACAGAAGCAGTTGCTGACTGGAATAAAAAAGGCTACAGAGTGCAATATACACGAGGTTTAGATTAATCTATGGATTATGATATTCGCGCTGTATTCGAAGAAATGGAGCTAGAATTGGTAGCTTCTATGCGAAGAAATCTTGCTAGACATCAACGATGGGAAGCAAAAGAAGGAATTAATTGGACCATGTGGCAAGCTGAACAGCTCAAAACATTGGAACAATTTAAAAGAGAAAATAAAAAAATCTTTGAAAAGAAATTTGATAAAGTAAACAAAGAACTCAAAAGTTTCTTGGCTAGTCAGTATGAACGTGCTGGATTTGACCAAGAACGCTTAATTCTAGAGGCTTTAACAAACGGACAAGGAATAAGTGAGGAAATTCAGAAAGGCTTGGAAGGAGCCTTTTTTTCGTTGAATAAAAAGAAAATGAATGCGTTAATTAATGCATCCATGAACGATTTGGAGAAAGCAGAACATGCCATGCTCCGTAAAACAAATGATGAATATCGAAAGATTATCTATAAATCACAAGCAATGGCCAATAGTGGTGCATTTACGTTAAATCAATGTGTTGATAAAGCGTCTAAAGACTTTCTTCGAAATGGAATTGCTTGTATTCAGTACAAAGATGGTCGTATGGTTAATATTTCATCATATGCAGAAATGGCCATCAGAACAGCTAATAAACGTGCTGTTTTGGTATCTGAAGGTGATGTGAGAAATGCTTATGGAATACATACTGTTAAGATTTCTAGTTACAATCAATGTTCTAAAATTTGTTTACCATGGCAAGGAAAAATCTATGTAGATGATGTTTACTCTGGTGGAACAAAAGAAGAAGCGCAAGAAAAGAAACTTAAAACTATTTCGGAAGCTATGGAAGGTGGTTTATTTCATCCAAACTGCCGACATCGTGCGAGTACTTATTTTTGGGATATTGAACAGGAATTAGAAAATTATGATGATGAAGGAAATGAAATTGATCCAAAGGACCAAGAACATCGCCGCAATCACCTTAAAATCCAACAACAAAAACGTTTTGAAGCTGGTTTTCTTGATGAAAAGAATCGTCAAGAAGCTAAAGAAAAGAAAGAGTTTTGGATGAAAGAGGATGAAAAACTATTATCTACTAGTGATGTTGAAACTAGTTCAGGTGTAATATATCGTCCAAATTGGTTTGAATTATCTGAATTAGATAAAAGCAGTTATGATAAATGTAGCAAAATTCTAGATGATTTGAACAAGCACATGAGAAAATATCATACAGAAAAAAGTGTAGCTTTCAATTATCAAACAAAAGTATCAGCAATTGATGTTGGAACCAAAACCAATGAAGTTAAGCTTTCTAAAGAAACCATTAAATTGTTAAAAAACTCAAAAGAAAACACTGTGGTTTTGATGCATTGTCATCCAAATGAGACTCCCTTTAGTTTTGATGATTTATTAAAATTGAGGGATTATAAATCAGTCAAAATGCTAATAGTTGAGTGTCCATCAGGTAAAAAATACATCATGAACAGAGGAAAATATAAACAAACTTTTTTCACTTCTCAAAACAAAGATATTTTTTTCCTTTTCAATGATGTGTTTGATGAAGAATTAACTTACTTCCCTAGCATCGAAAGATTAATTGAGGAAGGAAAGAAAGAAATTCCGAATAATTTAATGGAAGATTGGGAACGTTTGTTGTATAATGTGAATGAAAAAATAGCAAAACAAATAGGTGCTGAATTTATGGAGGTGAAAGAATAATGAGCGGAAAAGATTTTTATTTAAACTTTGAATTACCTAAGGAATATAAACCTTCACCACATATTATTACAGAAGCTCCAGTTGGAATGGATATTTTTCCCGAATTCTATGAATTTAATGATATCGGGAAAACTTATAAACATAGAAAAGCAACTTTAACATTAATGAAAATAGAAGAAGCAAAAAGAAGTCATCCAAATGAAAAAGAATTTATTCAAGAGTTGATAGATAAATACAATTCTATTATGAAAGAGATTAATTAACCGACATTAGTCGGCTTTTTTGTTAAATATATAAAGCATAGAACACATCAATAACGCGCGCGTGATAAAAAATCGCGCGTTTTTCTTTGCAAAAAACTCACTCGACACTCGATAAAGCGCAAGGTTCTCGCAAGGTTCATGCGAGGTAACTGAGAGGTAAATGAGGAGTAAATGAGGAGTAAAAACGTAGTAGAAAGGAGATCTTTATGGGAGAAGGATTGCGAAAACATTACCATCAACATTATCTCTATAATATTCAAACATATTATGATGATGAAAAAGGATGCATGGTGAAAAAGGCAACATTTAGATGTATGATCTGTGGTCATGAATTCCATGAACGATATGAATTTAAACCACCCCCTCGTTTAGATAAAGCTAATAAAAAATTAGAAAAACATAAGAAGAAATACGGCAACCGTAAGTAGGTTGTTTTTATTTTGTCCAATCGCGGTATATGACGTTAAACTAATCTGATGATAAGTGAGCCACACTATAAACTGAAGGAGAGGTATCTTATTTATGAAAAAACTATTAAATTTATTTAAACTTAATCTTCAATTGTTTGCTGAACCTGGTGAAGGTAATGGAGAAGGTGGCAATAATCCACAACCAACCGTAAATACTCCAGCTGTTAACATCGATTACAACAAGATTGAAGATATGTTTAACAAAAGAATGTCTAGTCAAGAAAATTCGTTCTTACGTGGGTATTTAAAAGAACAAGGCTTGACTGGAGACGAACTCAATCAAGCAGTATCTACATATAAGCAACAAAAAGAACAAGCAGCTTTACAAGCGAAGCAAGAACAAGAAAATATGAAACTTGAAAATGCTCGTTTAAAAGCTGAAATCTTGAATAATCAAATTGATGCTAAGTTAACTGCTTTAGCTAGTGGTGAAAATGTATCAGCTGACAAATTACCATTCTTAGCTAAATTGATTGACAGAAATGGCGTAGTAGATGATAAAGGACAAATCATTGAAGAAAAATTAAAAGAAGCCATGAACAATGTACTTAAAGCTTTCCCAGACTTTAAAGGAACAGGAAATGCTGCATCAACAGGATTCCAACAAATTGGGGGCGCAAGTAATCAATCAAACGGAAATTCAGTTGATGATCAATTAGATTCTATTTTCGGAATCAAAAAGAAATAAAATAAACATAATGAAAGGAGCCAAAGATTATGGCAGTTTTAAACTATGTAACACAATTTGAGACTCGCATTCGCGAAATGTATGGACATGAATTAATTTCTAATGCTTTATTCCAATCAAATCCTGATATCAATATCAGAGGCGCTAAAGAAATTAAACTTCCAAAAATGACAGTATCAGGATATAAAGACCACACTAGAGGTGCTTTAGGATTCAATACTGGAAACTATTCAAATGATTTTGAAGTGAAAACTTTAGATCATGACCGTGACATTGAATTTGTTGTTGACCCAATGGATGTTGATGAAACAAATCAAATCGTTGCAATTGCAAATATTCAACGTCGTTTTGAATCAACACAAGCAATTCCTGAATTAGATTGCTACACATTCTCAAAATTATATGCAGAAGCTGAACGTGTTGGGGCAGAAATCAAACACGTAGCTATTACTTCAGCTAACGTTTTAGAAGATTTTGATGCAAACTGTGAAGCTTTTGAAAATGCAGGTGTACCTTTATCACGTTGTATCTTATATTGTACTGCAGCATACAAAAAAGCATTAAAGAATGCAGAAGGTATTGTACGTCAATTAAACGTTGCAGATGGTTCAGGTGCAATCAACCGCAATGTTCACTCTATGGATGACTTAAAAGAAATCAAAGTTGTACCATTAGAAAGATTCAAAACAGCTTATGACTTTACAGATGGTTATGCGGTTGCAGGAACAGGTAAACAAATCCATTACATCTTAATCGATCCAGAAGCACAAGTGTCACGTGTTAAATATGCATACATCAATACATATACTCCTGGTCATGATTCTCGTACTGCAGATAACTACTTATACCAAAACAGACGTTATAACGGAACATTTGCATTAGATGAATTCTTAAAATTAGGATGTATCATCAACGCTGAAGAATAATCAAACGGAGGTGAGTTAGATGTTAGAGGCTCGTAAAGAAAATAAAGTGTATAAAATCGACGAAACACAAAAGAAAAGATATTTAAACGAAGGTTTTGATATCTATGATGAAAATGGTGTAATCGTAGAACATACACCAAAAAAAGTCATTAAATACTCTGAGCACCTAAAAAAATTGGAAGCAGTTGTTGCTGAAAAAGATGCTCAAATCATTGCTTTAGCTACTGAAAAAGAAGTTAATGATGTTACAGAGTTGTTAAAAGACTATGCAGTAAAAAAAGGAGTAGATTTAGGTTCTGCTTCTACTGCCAAAGGCATTTTAGATAAAATTTTGGATGCCGAAAAGTAGGTGATGTCTATGTATCAAGCATACGCAGACAAAACTTACTTTGAAAATTTTACAAAGAATTTAGATAACACTATTCCCGATGATGAAGTTGATTATTATTTAAAACAAGCATCTCGTGATATTGATACTCTAACTTTCAATCGTATCAGAAGACATGGTTTTTACAAATTAAGTGAATATCAACAAGAAATTATTCAAGAAGTATGTTGTGAACATGCTTCTTTTCTTTTTGATAATGCGGACATGTTAAAAACATATCTATCCAATTATTCTATCAATGGTGTCAGTATGACATTTGGTGGTGCTTGGAACATCTATATTGAGTCTGGTGTTGCAATTGATCGTCGATTATATGAGCGATTATGCGATACAGGACTTTGTTGTAGGAGTTTAATGTATGGCTAGATGGCCATGTTTAGTATTGAAACAATATTGTCAAACGACAATAGATGTAACGATTGAAAGTGAAGATTTAGACGATAATGGAGTCCCAATTACTTTAACTAAATGGAGTGGTATGTGTAATTACCAAGATAAAGCTAAAAAAGTATGGACTTCTGATAAAGTTTTTGTTGATGTATCAGGAACGTGCCTTATTCCTGGAGATATTGCTCCAAATGTAGAAATAATTTCGAAAGGTGTAGTAAAAGTCTTTGGAATGGACCGTATTTTAGCTGTAGGGCAAAAATCAAGAAATCCTGATGGAAGTGTCAACTATACACGTTTGGAGCTTAAGTGATGAAACAAGTAAATTCTAGAGTAGTCCTAAATCATGCAATCATCGCTCAATTAGAAAGAGCAGCCATTATTGCATTAGAACAAACTGGTGATTATGTTCAAAAGGAAGTAACGGATGCACAAGTGATTCCTTTTGATTCAGGAACATTACAAAACGAAAGTACTTACGTCAATAAAGATGAATCCGAACAAGGATCAGTTAAATTAGTATCAAGCACCCCTTATGCTAGACGCTTATACTTTCATCCTGAATATAACTTTAGAACAGAAAAGAATCCAAATGCACGAGGAAAATGGTTAGAAGATTGGACTGAGGAAGGCAAATATGCAAAAAAAGTCAAGAAATTCTATGCCATTGCGTTTAGAAAGCTAGGTGGCTTGAAATGATGAAATTAGCAGATATTAAAGAGTGGATTAAAACTTTTAAAACAAAATTTGATAATTATTACGTTGGATTTTTAGACAAGAAAAAACCAAAATCTTTGGGTGTTTATCAATTAAATCGTAATAATAAACAACTTATGTCTTTAGGAGGTGTTGAAAACACTTCTTACGCTATCAAGAAGGTCAGTCTATTGATTCATTACACAAATGCTTCAGACGTTACAGAAGCAATCGCTGATCAACTTTATCAAGAAATTATGAATGCTCAACCTCAAAAGATAGGAAAACATGAAGTATTCTTTATAGGAATGCTTACTAGTGAACCGATAGATGTAGGCAGAGATGATAATGGAATATGTGAATATGTTATTGAATTTGAAATTTATTATAAAAAATAGGAGGTATAAACCATGAAAGGTGTTTATGCAGTTTACAAAAACCAATTCCAAATCGGTATTGGTGGATTAGAAAGCAAAGATGAACAATTCGTTACACCTAAAGATTTGGAAACATTTAGTCCATCTTTCGACAATGGTGTTGAAGAATGGAATCCCATGGACATGGAAGGTTGGGTTAGACGTTTAATGACTGGGAAAGGTATTACTATTGATTTCTCAGGAAAACGTAATGTTGGAGATCCTGGTAACGATTATATTGCTTCTTTGGCCATGAAAAATGGTTCTGATGTAGAAACAAAATTTAAATGGAATTTCCCATCTGGTGCTTCAGTTGTGATGGATGTTGTCGTAAATGTAACAAACGTTGGTGGTGGCGACTCTACTAATGTTGCTCCACTTGAATTCCAAATAATGTCAAATGGAAAACCTACATTTAATGAAGCAACGACTACGCAAACAACTCAAACTACAGCTTAATAGAATAAAAGAAAGGATAAGAGGAGCGATATACGATTTGATATATTTGCTCCTTTTTTTGGTATATGGAATGAACGCATTTACAGTTAATATCACACCACATCTTGAAGATGCACCTAAATTTATCAAATTAGGTGAAGGTGACGAAAATGTATATAAAGTCAATGACTCAAAAAATACAGTGTTATTGATTCAAGAAACATTGAACAAAGATAGTTCACATGCAGGAATGGCTAAAGCTCTTGAACTAGGATTAGGAAAAGAAGCAGCTGAAAAAATCGAAGCCATGGATATTTCTTTTAATGCATATCAAAACATTTTTATTGGTATGATGGCTGCCATTTCTGCGAAATCATACGAGGAAATGGAGAAAACATTTCGTAAATCCCAAGAGTAATTTTGAATCATATTATGACATATTTGAAGACTATGCGTTGATTGAAGCTTCTTTTGCACAGCAATACGGAATTCGTTTGAGAAAGGAAAAAGAAATGTCTTGGGATGAATTTACGACTTTGTTGAGTGGATTGAATCCTGAAACACCTCTAGGAAATATCGTTTCAATTCGTTCTGAGACAAACAAAGATATTCTCAAACATTTTACTCCTCAACAAAAGAAAATCCGTTCAGAATGGGCAAAAAGAACAGCTAAATCAACTGATAGTAAACAATACATAAATGATATGAAAATGTTTGAACAAATGTTTAGAAGTATGGCAAAGGTAGGTGAAAATAATGGGCGTTAATGTTGGTGATTTATTTCTAGATTTAAATATTAATAGTGATAATCTATCAAAACAAATCAATAGTGCAGCTTATGGTGCTCAAAACTATGCTAACAAAGCCTTTAGTGGAATAGGAAAGACAGTTGCCACAGCTCTCTCTACTGCTGCAATTGGTTCTTTTGTGAGCTCATGCCTTGATTTAGGCAGTGATTTACAAGAAGTTCAAAACGTTGTTGACGTTACTTTTCCGCATATGTCTAAACAAATTGATACTTTCGCACAAGATGCCATTAATTCATTTGGTTTATCTGAAACAGTGGCAAAAAGAATGACAGGAACATATGGAGCTATGGCTAAAGCTTTTGGATTTTCTGAAAGTGCAGCTTATGATATGGCTACTTCTTTAACTGGGTTGGCCGGAGACGTAGCTTCATTTTATAATTTAGATCCAACAGAAGCATATACAAAACTTAAATCAGTCTTTAGTGGTGAAACAGAGACATTAAAAGATTTAGGTATTGTTATGACACAAAATGCATTGGACCAATACGCAATGGCCAATGGTTTTGGTAAAACGACTTCTGCTATGAGTGAACAAGAAAAAGTTGCTTTGCGATTGGCTTTTGTTACGGATCAATTGGGTGCTGCAAGTGGTGACTTCGCAAGAACAAGTGATTCATGGGCAAACAAAGTTAGAGTACTTAATTTAAATTTCCAATCACTAAAAGCAACAATCGGACAAGGATTAATCAATGTCCTTTCACCTATTGTTTCTTTATTGAATACTATTATTCAAAAATTTCAAATTGCGGCTAATTATTTTGCTGCATTTACATCGTTGTTGTCTGGAAACAAAAAGACAGCAACTACATTAGGAAGTGTCTCGAATAGTTTGGATACATCTGCTAGTGGTGCATCTGCATTAGCTGATAATTTAAATAGCGTTGGTGCATCAGCAAAGAAAGCTAGTAAACAAATGGGATTCTTAGCATCATTCGATGAAATCAATAACATTACTACAAATGATTCATCTGAAAGCAGTGGCGGTGGAGCCTCTGGAATTGATCTATCAAGTGGTGTTAATGAAGCATTTAGTATTGATACTTCGTCTGCAGAAGAAAGTATTGATAATTTACAATCAAAAGTACAATCCTTTACTGATTTTTTCAAAACAAATCAAGCAGTGATTTTATCTTTGATAGGTGGAATTGTTGCAGGTTTTGCAACCATTGGCTTAATTAAAAACTTTTCCACATTGTCTAGTGGGGTTATTTCTTTATTAACAGTATTTACACGTTTACAGACAGGTGTATATACTTTTTTCACTCAACTTATGAGTGGACAAGGAATTATGACTGCTTTTTCTGCTACATTTGGAACAGCTTTAGGGCCTGTGT